AAACGTGGCAGTCCGCCATATTACGCAGGTATGTTTCCATCAAAAACCGTTTCTTTGTTTTTGCGCTCACATTGCAAAGTTAAACAAACGGAATTTAAAAACAAATATTGTTCTGCTGTCATTGGTTGTCTCCTTTCACTGCTGTGCGTTGATGCAAATATTTATTGCTCATTTTAATAAATGGCTATGTTCGTAAATGTTGCCGATGACCTCAAAATACTTGCTTGGCATTGAACTTACGGGATTAAATGCTCCGCCCCCGAAGGACACCTCTTATTGGAAATAAAATTAATTGCTCGTCTGCCGTAAATTGTTGCTTAATTCTCGGCAAAGACTCTGGATTTTCTGTCGCATTTATTTGCTTAATTTGCGACAATTTTTCAAGTCTCACTTTTACTTCTTCCTCACAATTAACAAGGTAAGTCTGTAATTTTATTGGCATTACACAATGTGATAATACCATTAAGGCTTCATTTGTGTTGTAGTTTTCCGCCAATACCCCTTCGCTAATTAGTTTGCCTACTATTGCGTTTAAAACCTGTTCCTTTTTCATTGGCTTATCCTCTTAACGAATCAAGATAATCAATGAGTACCGTGCTTGCGGATTATCTCAAGTAAAATTTCTCTGACGTCCATGCCTAATCCCATTTTTCATTATAATTCATACACTTATCTTTAAGTTCGCAATCAACACACTGATTAGAGCAATGTTCGCCACAGTCTGAGCATATATCTCCATGCTTTATCTTAGCGCCACAACAATCACTTTCCATAGACCCAGTGCACACCTCCATACACAACTCCTGATTCCGCAGCCAATCTTTTGCTACCTTATCGGGCACTATGTCGTTTATTGCACTCCTATCCTTATTTGTTATCTTCTCCTTCATCTCTCTGTGTTTTTATTTTCTATCCACGGTTTTATATGTTTACCTTTAGTGTACATATAACATAGTTATGCGTCAGCTTATGACAGGACGCAAATCAATTTTATGGTTATGAAACTCAAAGTGCCAATCTTCAATCGGATAAAGGCTTCTTGCTAATTCGACTTTTTCAGGTGTATTCTCAATGTTGCCGTGAACAATACTAAATGCTCTATTTTCTAAAGCCTTTACCGAGTGGATAGAGAAAAAAGCCGAACGCATAACAGCAGTTTGGCAAGATGCGGGGTTTTGTATTTCGTTTGACATTTTGTTGTTTATTTAAAATTAGTAATTCTAATCGGCTGTGGTGCTGAAAGTCCCGCACCTCGCCAAGCTGCGGAACCGTTATGCACAAGTGGCTAAATTCTGTTAATTTCATCTTTTACATCGCCCCAATATTCAATGAAAGTATGAGGTTGATGCTTACTTGGATAGGCATCTACAAGGGTGTGAAATACTTCATCAGCACAAAGCAAAGCTATTTGTTTACATCTGCTTTGTGTTGTTTTATTATCTTGGTCTAAATCGTATGCTTTTTGCATTAATTCTTTTGCTTTGTTTTTTGCTGTAATATTTCTCATAATTCTCGTTTTTAAAATCCGCCACCAGATGCATAACAGCACCTATAAAAAATAGCGGGTTGTTGTTAATATTTAAGTTTGTGCTTCAATTTTACTTTGTTATTATCCGATAGTTATTGCCTTGTAATCCGCTACTTTTCATAGCTGCGAAACGTTAGTGGCAAGGCTAACCCAACACACCAACTAACCAAATTGGACAAAATATTAACCAGTACAAAAATCGTTTTTGCAAGCTAACAGCTAAATTGTCTTTACCAATCTTTTTGCAATCATTCCTCCATATAAAATAGAATGGTATAAAAAGAACGATTTGCAATAATACACATATCAATATTTTATTCATTTTGTTTGAATTTGTAGAAAGCCCAGCCACTAACAGCGTGTATAAAAAATGGCGGATTTCTCGGTTAATTTAAAGTTTTTTAATTCTAATTAAGTTCTGCGTTTGTTGAAAGTTTCGGTTTCAAATTCCACCACTTCTTATACACGCAAAACGTTAACGCCTATTTTAAGGGCGCAGCGTTAGCGATTGAATTGCGGATCATTTTCTAAAATCCACGCTGACATTAATTTTCGTAATTCGTCAATTTTTTGAATATGCTTTTGAGGAATGCGCTCTTTTGTTATCGACGAGCGATCACCGGCAAGCGTTCTACTTAATTCTGCCCAGTTGAGCATTTCAGTAGCCTTGTGATACGCTAAATAATAAGAGTTTCTTTGGAATTTCTCTTTGTCGATAAAGTCATTATCATGCTTACCTGATAAAATATCAGCAATCTTTTTTTCTTTGCAGTCCGAAGCATCAATAACAGTTCCTTTAAACTCGATGTTTTTAACTGAATCAGGCACTTTGCCCAATTCAGCTTCATGGTAATTTTGTTTTTTCATGATTAATAATTTCTATCGCTATATTGTTCTTCAGCAAAAGTACTAACTGGGCAACCTGCATTAACCCATTCTGATTTAGAATCAAAAATCATATCTTCCAATGATTTTACATTGTTTAATTTTTCTGTAGGGAATGCAATCTGCATTTCATTGCATGATTCAACGTCAACTATTTCAAATAAAATAAATGGTTTAATACTATCAACTAACAATTGATTTGCTTCGCTAAACTGATAGTTAAAAAGTTCAAATGTTCCTTCTGATGTTAATTTAACACCAAAAACATGAACTCCGTTTGAGTTTTTAATTGTCACATCATACTGATTTGGTGTCCAATACATTTTTTCTACTTCTACGCTTGATTTGTTGATAATTTGAAGTGCTTTCATTTTGTTTATTTTTAGTGTTTTTGTATACACCAAAGATACAACATTTGTTGTATTACTTCCAAATGTTTTGACAACTATTTTACAACAATCGTGTAATTTGTTTTGATTCTAAATAAGAAAGGCAATGAAAAACAGGCGTTAACACGTGCTATAAAAAAGCCGGGTGTTTGCGCTTCGTTGACAAGTAAGTATTTCAAATTCCCGGCCTTCTCATAGCACCGGATCGTTACCGCCAATTAAAAAGAACATCGTGTTCGTGAATAAACTGGTCGGCACAATTATTTAATACGTTTTCTGTCTTGTTTTTATACGCTTGATTTTTGCCAAATATTTCATCAATAACATATTCTCTTGCTATATTCCGTGATGAAAATATTTCAGCAACTTCTGAACCACCAAATCCATTTTCTTGATAAACTACATATACTTTCATATTTTCTTTCCATTTAATTGTTCAACAAATTTAAAATCAGAAGTCCATTTATATTCATAATTTTCTTCTGGTATTGTGGTTAGTATTGATGTCCCTGTCCACCAATAATAGCCATTGATTTTAGATAATTGATATACTTTCATTTTTTGTCAATTTTATTATGATACAATTCATTATTATTTAAAAATACGTGGATGAACCAATGTGTTAATTCGTGCAACAGTATTAATATCGTTTTTTTCCACCCTAAATTATTTCGTATCCATATTGTCTTTGTGTATGGATGATATGCAGCAATATCACTACTTATAATCCATTGAGGTATTTCATCAACAAATTTAACTTTAGGAAATAACTGGCGGTAACACCGCATAAAACCAATAAAGGCTTTAGTGGGTAATTTCAGCATCGTAGCCCGTTCAAACCGTGTTGTATTTTGATAGTTCATTTCTCGCATTCCTTTACTGGTCTTATGCAAACCGTTAGCATCCACTCCGCAGCCGCTAACCTTCGGGGTTTTTGATTGCGGCTAATTCTTTTAAATCGTCAAGTTTTACAATAATGGTATTTGCATATTCCTGCTTACCCCACATGATTGATATTGGATATGGGTCAACAAAACAGGTTGCAATAGAATTGTAAACCTTCTTAATTTTTACATCTTGTCCTGACGGCATATGTATATGAGTTGCATCTATCATAACTCGGTATTTTCTGCACATTCCTTACAAAGGATAATAGCTGACCCACGACTTATTTCAGCCTCGCAATACATACACCTTATTTCCTCGTCAAAAAGATTAAAATATAACCTTTTCTGTTCAGCCAACGCCTCCTTCAGTTCATCCCGCTGCCGAAGTAGCTCAGAGGCATACTTCCTTGCTGTTTCTAAGGCAGTATCGTTAGTAACTATCCCATACGGGGATTCTTCTAATGCTTCTCTTAAACAATCTTCAAGTTCTTTCATTGCTTTATGTTTTTAAGCCATTCAACTCTTTCCTCATCGGGTGTCTTATTCATAAAATTTACAACACAATCCATATCAACCTTCGCATTATCCATCATAAATTGTATCATAAACTCAGTTGATTTGTCCTCATCATCACAGTATTGCCATGCAGCAAGCAATTTATTTCTTGTCAGTTCTTTCATTGCTCGTTAGTTTTAATCCAAAAGTTCAATTTCATTTATTCCCCACCATTTACAATCATCCCATTTATATTCTCCAATTACATCACTGGGATCATACAATTCAAGTTCCTCATTCTTTATCTCATTTTTATGGAACTCGATAGCCATTTCAGCCCCTTTTCGTGTTTTATGAATACTCAAAGTGTAAGATGCTGATTCGTGAATCATTGGATTATAAAGTGCCTGATAGAGTATCATTGCTCGTTCTCCTTCCAATAGTTAAAGAGTTCATCAGTGCCCTTAAAATATTGCTGTGTCATCGGCGATTCAAAATACATCCATTCGTTAGTGTCGGGATAGTATTGACAATTTTCGCCCGTCCACAATAGAAACTCCTTCGGGTAGTAATGTTCGCTGATGAGGGCGGTATATTCGGATACAACATGATCAACATATTCCTGGTATCCAAATTTGTGTTTCTCCGCTATCTCTCTGAGTTTATCTGTGTTGCTCATGCTATTCACAATACGAAATATGACAATGAGGACATCCCGTAATTAACTCCGTAGATGCTCTTTCAAATGAGTGTCCAGATTTATACCCATTACCGTGATTTATTTCAGCATAGATGTTGTAATTACAGTTGTAACACCTACCGTCCATAGGGGCAAAATGGGGATAATCCTTTTCTTTGCAAAGAGCCGTCTGCGCTTCACATGATTTCTTTACGTCAAATGTTCTTGTTTGTGTTTTCATTATCTCTGCTTTTAAGGTATTCATCAACTGCCTCTTCACGTTTCGTTATATGGCTAATGCCCCAATATGTGTTACTGAGAAATTTATCATAAGTCATCAGCTCCTCCCTCAGCCGTTCCTCCACCATCTTATCGGCTATCTTCTGGGCGTGGAGGGTGGCAAACTTACCGAGCCATTGTTTAAGCGGTTCACCTGAACCAACCCCGTTATGGAACATCCACCACTCCCGCTTACCCTCAACAGTCAAGGGGCGTATTTCATAACTATGGTCAGTCACTGAATTGTCAGGCTCGCCCAAGCTTTCAACAAGGGATGCAAGTATCTCCTCCGCACCCTCGGCTGTCGGCTGTAATGGTTTCTGTGAAATATTACCTAACTCACCATAGCCTGACCATTGTACTTTTTTCGCACCCTCGGCGGGAGGGAGGGCGTCAAGGGCCAGTATGTCATTCACGGCCTGCTGAAGCTCGTAATTATTCCGTCTGTGGTAATCCTGCAATATCATGCGAAGTTTTACCTCTTTCTGTTCTCTTGTCATCTCTTCAGCGGCTTTCATTTCTCTCTCTCGTTTCATCAATCATCTCTAATACTACCGCAACGCAGATTATTCCCAGTGCAATAACAAAACCGACTCCCGCCTCTTTTGTCTGGCCGTAAAGAAACATTGTTCCGCAATACTGCCCTGCTCCCCATAAAAGGATAAACAACGGCCAGCGGTAACGACGTAAAAGTGATTTCTCTTTCATGATATTATGTTTTAGTCTATCAAAGTTACATTATTAAATTTCAGAATAACAATGATATTAGTCATGTTTATAGACTTTTTCATGAATTTTATGGATAACATCTTTATGTAAATATGTTTTCTCTAATCCATGTGCGGCATTATGGCACTTGCGACACAAGGCAATCAGATTTGAGATAACGTCCTTTCCCTTGCCCCGCCCGTCAATATGATGAATATCAACTGCCCGTTGCCCACATACCTCGCAAAGGATAACATCCTGTTCCCCGTATCCAAAGTAATCCATATAAATCCGCACGTGTCTGGTCATGCCATTATCCCTTTCAGTAAATCATAAATCTGCTCGACTAACTGCCATTTTGAACCGCATCGCATCTCACGGACAACACATTCAGTATCCGGAGCAGCAACTCAGACCCACTCTTTGTCGCCAAAATAAAGATGACCTTTCAATTGAATATATCTCAGTCTTTCAGATAGTGGTCGCATTTTAGAACATTCTTTTTTGTTCAACTTTTACAAATCTCTTTTCCGCAAGCCTGACGTTCTGGATTGCCTGCTTGAAGTAACTGTCCTTTAATTCAATTCCTATCGCTTTGCGTCCCATTGAAACGGGGCTATAAACCTCAGACCCAACACCCATAAAGGGCGTTAAAACTGTTTCATCAGGATTTGAATAAAGATACACCAGCCGATCGATAACGTCCAACTGCAAGGGGTGTACGTGCTTTTCGTCGTCATCCTCTTTACTGTCTTTAAATGGCAGTACATTATCAATTCGTATATCATCCCACACGGACGAAGCATATCTTTGCCACGTCAAATGAGATAATTTATTTTCGCGAGGATCACCGGTAAATCCGATCCACTTATGCCGGAAGTCAACATAATTGCCATAGGTCTCTTTATGTGCCTCTAAAAATGGAGTTGAGCCAAAATACTCATAATCATTCAGGCCGTTAGGATGAACTACCGGAACGGTGTTTTCGCCACGCTTCTTAAATATCAGAACATAGTCAGGCATGGCGGTAAAACATTTTGTCGCATCCTCAACTATAAACTTGTGCATCAGGGATTGAACCATTGTTCTCATGCGAACCTTTAATGGCTCCTTCCATATCGTTATCCGGTTGTGATATTCAAATCCATGTTTTTCGTGAATCCGTATAACTTCACCCGGAAAGTCCCATAGCCTTCCGGTATTATCGTGAATATCCTCGACGTGAACAGCATTGATACGGCCCGGTTTTGTTGCCCGTGCGAGTTCGGAAATTAGAAACTCATACTGTTGAATGAACTGGTCACGGCTTTCGCAGTTTGAAAAGTCCCTGTGATCTGAACTGTAATTATAAAGTCCGGCAAACGGTGGGGAATATATCACAAGGTCCACAGAACTTTCAGGAAGTGTCGGAACTACATCCATGCAGTCACCGCAATAGATAGCATAACTGTCTGTTACTAATTGATCTTTTACCATGTTAAATGAATTTAGGAAGGTTAATTGTTTTGTTAAACTCTCTCGCGTCTATTTTAAAATCCTTATTGGTCTGTTGTGTCAGCTTCTCAAACATCTTTATAGCCTTGTCTTTTTTATGGATCAGACTTTGCATAATCCGTTCCTGACCGTCGGATAAAATAAGGTCAACGGTAACGGGCCGTGTCTGTCCAAACCTCCAAAACCGACGAATGGCCTGATAGTATTGTTCATAGCTGTAAGTCGGGAAATAGGTTGTATGATTACAGTGCTGCCAGTTCAGCCCAAAGGCCGTAATGCTTGTTTTCGTGACCAGTTTTTTTATATTTCCGGCAGAGAAATTGAGAAGAATATCCTCCTTTTTATCAATATCCATATTACCCCGGACCTCAACAGCAGTGGGGTCCAGTCTCATTAACTCGTCAGCTTCATCATTAAGATTACACCAATAAACAGATGTGTCATGATGATTAGCCTTTTCGACTGCCATTTCACAACGCTGTCTGATTGTGGCTTTCGCTTCTTGTTTGATCTCATGAAATCCCACAGCTGGCATAGCAAAGAGTTTTGTTTGCCCGTCAATGGTCAGCGGGTTTTCATTTCTCAGTATGGTTTCAACCTCATGCAGGGCCGGAAGTATAAAACGATCATCCGCAAATCCTATGTCTGAAGGTTTCTTTGCAGATATGGACCACGATGCAACCCACTGCCAAAAATCATTCTCTGCATGGGGCTTCAAGTACCACTCAACTCCCAGGTGTGCCGGGTCTATTGAATTGTTCCGGTTACGGAAAAACTTTGAAAGCATATCAATATAGCCCATATACCCCAATGCCTCAGAGCTTGTGCCAAGTTCAATATAATCGTTTGGCGACGGAGTTGCAGTAAACAAATATCGGTAGTTTACTTTTCTCAAAAAGGTATTTATTTGGTTTTTAATTGCTCCGTCAAAGTTTTTAAGGATTGAACTTTCATCCAATATTACACAATCAAAGTCCGATGAATTAAGATAATGAAGTCTCTCATAATTGATTAAAACAATCTTACCCTTATATTTTCCGTCCCTTGTGTGGCACACGTCTGGGATCCCAAACTTATCGGCCTCCTTTAAATGCTGTGCTGCAACAGCAAGCGGAGTAATTATTAGTACCGGCTTATTTGTTGCCATTACGTAATTAGTTGCAACAACCAATTCAATGATGGTTTTACCCAACCCAGTGTCAAGAAACACCGCACCCCGGCCCTTTCTTATTGCATAGTCGGCAACGTGCTTCTGAAAGTCAAACATTGTATCAGGCAGAAACTTTGCTTTAATTCCGTAATCAATAGAACTATGTTGCTTTTGCTTTAAAAATTCCGAATATTCCATGATGTCAGTTCTGCGTTGATTGTTCAATTTCTCTGCGTTTATTTATCTCTCTCAAATACTTAGCCCTGATTTTGTCGGCCTCTGCACTATCCGGCCGTGTGACCAGGGTTTCAATCTCCATCATCAGGATTAAGTTCTTTGCCAACTGCCGTGCCATGCGACGACTTAGGCGGGGTTTAAAAAACAGGTTCAGTTTCATAATAGTTATTTATTGTCAGGTCTGGTTGTGCGCGATATTCAGTTATTCGTGTCATGCTTTCGTTGTGGCTAAAAAACTCTGATCCTACATTGCCGTTGCGATGTTTGGCAATGATGACCTCTCCTACGCCCGCTGCCGATACATTACGCCCATCAACAATAGTTTCCTTTTCTCCGTAGTAAGCTGCGCGGTAAAGCAACAAAACAATGTCAGCGTCTTGTTCAATAGCTCCCGATTCCCGAAGATCAGAAAGCATTGGTTTCTTATTCCCGCGCTGTTCTACCTGGCGATTAAGTTGAGATAAGGCAATGACAGGAACATTCAGATCGCGAGCCAGCATCTTCAATCCTCGGCTGATCTCAGACAACTCTCCGTCGCGGGTCTTATTTCTGTCAGAACGGACTTTCATCAGTTGAAGATAATCCACAATGATTAAATCACATTTCTTTTCTTTACGTCGCGCCGTTGCAAAGGCTTCTATTTCGGTCAGGCTTATTGATCCCCGGTCATTAATGATAATATGTTTTGATTTCAGACCGTCAGCTACGTCATAAACTAATCCGCGTTCGCGTTCATCAAGTTTGCCAAGTTTATACCTGATAGCATCAACACCAGAATAACCGACAATTATCCTATCCATTAATCTTTCTCTCGCCATCTCCAATGAGAAAAATATGACTGACTTATTCTGTTCGATAGCACTCTGAACACAAGCCAGAGCAAAGGCCGTTTTCCCTACCGACGGACGGGCGGCAATGATTATCAAATCCGAAGGCTGCCATCCTCCGGTATAATTCGTGAGGTTCGGAAGCGGTGTATTTATGCCTGGGTTCTTACCAATGGCACGTTCTTCAAAAGATATAAGTGATTTAGTTACGGTCTTTTCAGTCGAATAATCTTCAACTCCGCAAAGCCTATTTTCAACAAAGTTTAATTCTTCGGTTATTCTTTCAATGATTTCTTCAGTAGTGCCTAAGTTTACGATATGTGCCGCACTCTCATGCAACCGGCGAACGCTCCCTTCTTCAATCAGGATTGAAATATATTCCTGATAGTTTACAGTTGAAGCGATTAAAGACGACAATTCAGTGATGTAAACCGCCAATTCTTTGCAGTGCCTGGTCACGGTTATCAACTCCGGTATAACTCCATCGCATATGTTTTTCTGGATTGCTTTAAATATCTTCCGGTTCTTGTCATCAACAAAATCATAAACTTCTAAACGTGATACTGCTTCTTTAGCAATGACAATATCATTGAGCATACAGGATAATATTGCTTGTTCTGGATTCATAGCTTAGGAAGGGGCTTATAATATGCAGGT